GTGTTCGAGCGGCCTCGTAATCCGTGCCAGCCTTGAAACCACCTGTACCCATTTTTATCCTGAAAGGTTGGGGCCAGCGGAAAGGGAAGGAAACGCTGGCCCCAGAAAGGAGGTAGAGGACGACCACGAAAGGTCGATGTCCTCCAAGGATGATGGATGTGTTCCATCAGACGGATGAGTCGAGATCCCAACTCATTGCCGATCTGAAGCGTTCTCTGGATCAACTCAAACCACCACCGAAGTTGTCTGTTGCAGAATGGGCGGATGCTGAGCGTCGGCTGGACTCTCAGAGCAGCTCTGAACCTGGCCGGTGGATTACGTCACGGGCGGAATACCAGCGCGGGATCATGGATGCGTGTTCAGATCCTACGGTGAAGGAAGTGGTCGTGATGTGCGGCGCTCAGCTTGGCAAGTCTGAGATGTTGCTTAACACCATTGGCTATCACATGGCGCACGATCCGGCTCCGATTTTGATGATGCAGCCTACGGTGGATATGGCGCAGTCGTTTTCGAAGGATCGTGTGACTGCAGGTCTACTCAAGTCCACACCGTGCCTGCGCGAAAAGGTGCGTGACAATCGCGGCAAGGACTCCGGCAACACGGCTTTGCACAAGATCTTCCCTGGCGGTGCGCTTTCGCTGGTTGGCGCAAACAGTCCATCGTCGCTGGCTTCGCGTCCTATTCGCGTGGTTCTGTGTGACGAAGTGGATCGATATCCAGCGTCAGCCGGTACTGAAGGTGATCCTATTTCACTGGCTAAGCGCCGTGCGGCCACGTTTTGGAACCGGAAGATCATTCTGGTGTCCACTCCGACCAATCGAGGTGCATCGCGGATTGAGGATGCGTATCAGGAGTCGGATCAGCGCAAGTTCATGGTGCCGTGCAAGGATTGCGGTGAGCATCAGGAGATGAAATGGGCCAATGTCTCATGGGAGCGGGATCTTCCTAAGACGGCTGTTTATGGATGCGAACATTGCGGATCGATCTGGTCCGACGCTGATCGTGCAAGAGCGGTGGCTAAGGGACACTGGAAGGCCAGTGAGACGTTCAACGGTGTCGCTGGATTCCATCTCTCGGCGCTCTACAGTCCTTGGTCGGTTCTGGCTGACGCGGTGGAGGAGTTTCTCGGAGCGCGCAAAGATCCAATGCGGCTGAGAACCTTTGTTAACACCTTCCTTGGTGAAACATGGGAGGACCAGGGCGAGGGTGTCGATGATATCGCAGTCGCCAAAAGGAGAGAAGAATATGAAGAAATCCCAGAAGATGTCGTCCTCCTCACGGCGGGCGTCGATGTCCAAGACGACCGGCTTGAGTGCGAAATCGTCGGATGGAGCAAAGGCGAAGAATCGTGGTCCATTGCCTATCACGTTCTTTACGGCGATCCGTCCAACCCCAAACTCTGGTCGCAATTGGATGAAATTATCCTCGCTACTTATGAGCATCCAATCGGCGAAAGCATGGTTATACGTTGCACTACAGTGGACTCTGGTGGTCACCATACTCGGGCGGTTTATAACTACGCTAAAACGCGGGCTGGGCATCGCGTGTTTGCGATTAAAGGTGTTGGTGGCGAAGGTAAGGCTATTGTTGGCCGACCAAGTAAGAATAACATTGGCAAGGTTCCACTTTATCCCGTTGGCGTGGACACGGCTAAGGAGCTTCATTACGCGAGGCTGAAGATCGAGGAACCTTCGCCTGGCTATTGCCATTTTCCAATGGATCGTGATGATGAATATTTTAAACAGCTAACGGCTGAGAAGCAGATGCTGAAATATAGCAAAGGTTTTCCAAGCAGGGTGTGGGTGAAAACCAGAACGAGAAACGAAGCGTTGGACGTTCGAGTGTACGCGATTGCGGCGTTGTCTATTCTCAATGTGAATATGGATAGCGTTTACAACAAGTTTTATGCTAATGTCGCTGGAAAGATGGTTCAGAAGACGGTTGAGGAACCCACTCATCCATTAGCTGAGCCTAGAAATGCGGCTAAAAAGCGTAATTCTGGCGGTTTCGCTAACAGTTGGAGGTAGTGTGGCTAAGTCTGTTAAGGTCAACACCAATCCAACTCATATTACGCGCAAGGTTCGTCGCAAGGGTCGTCATTGCAAGAGGCTGAAGAAGAGTCAGCGCACTTGTAGTTCGTTTTTCGGGAGTCGTTAATGGCAAATCTGTTCGACGTTACGAACGCTTTGACGACTGAACCTTTGTCTGTTGTCGCTGGCACGTTCGTTCAGTGGAAGCGGGCGGATCTGTACGTCGATTACCCTGCTGCGTCTTATGATCTGGTCTACAATATCCGGCTCACCAGTGGTGCTGGGGTGGACACGACGATCACAGCGACATCTGGCTCGGATTACTTCCTCGCGGCTATTCCGTCGAACACCAGTGCGGCTCTTTCGGCTGGCACATACGCATGGCAGGCGTTCATTGTTCGCAAGAGTGACAGCGCAAAGCTCTTGGTTAATACCGGTGAGTTCGAACTGCTGTCGAACCTTGATCAGAACGGCGCTGACAATCGTTCTCACGCCACCATTATGGTGGAAAAGATCCAGTCCCTGCTCGAAGGCAAAGCGGACAAGGATGTTACCAGTTACTCAATCCAAGGTCGCTCGATCTCCAAGATGTCGATCACTGAATTGACTTCTTGGCGCGACTATTACCGGAAGGAGGTGGTCAAAGAGAAGCAGGCGGCGGACCTCGCTGCTGGTAAGAAGACTGGCTCAACCATAAAGGCGAGATTTCTCTAATGGGTTTCTGGGATTTTCTACGTCCTGCTGAGAAGCAGTCTAAGCGCACGATGCACAAACGCAGCTACGCGGCTGCAAATCAGGGTCGATTGTTCGCTGATTTCAATGGTAGCAATCGCAGCGCAGATAGTGAGTTGCGCCCAGCTCTTGTTCTTTTGCGTGATCGATCCCGCGATCTTTCGCGGAATGATCCATATATGCGCCGGTTCCTTAATCTTGTCCGCACCAATGCGGTGGGAGAAACAGGTTTATCGCTTCAGATCAAGGCGCGTAACGCTGATGGATCTCTGGATGTCATCGGCAATGATCAGATCGAGCGCGCATGGTATGACTGGGGTCGTTCCTGCACCGTAGACGGTAAGATGACGTGGACGGATGTCCAGCAGTATGTCGCTGAAGCATGGAAGCGCGATGGCGAGGCTTTTATCCAGATTGTGCGCTCGAACCGATTTAAGTATGGTGTCGCTCTCAATCTGGTTGAGGCGGACCTGATCGACGAACAGAAGAACCAGTTACTCCCCAACGGCAACCAGATCCGCATGGGTGTCGAGATCGACCAGTACCAGCGTCCGGTGGCTTATTGGGTGCGTCAGGCCCATCCTGGGGACTATGACTTCTCGCAGAAGAATGTCGCCAGTGTTCGTGTGGATGCTTCGCAGATCCTGCATATCTACCAGCAGAACCGCGCAGGTCAGACACGCGGTGAACCGGCTTTTGCACCGGTTATGACGGCTGTTAAGATGCTCAACGGGCATCGTGAGGCTGAACTGGTTGCTGCACGTCTCTCGGCCTCTAAGATGGGCTTCTTCACCTCTCCTACGGGTGATGATTTCAACGCTGATGACTATGACGGCAATGTTCCGATCATGGACGCAGAACCTGGCACGTTCCATCAGCTTCCACCTGGTGTGGACTTCACGGCATTTGACGCAAGCCATCCTTCAACGGCTTTTGCTGATTTCCAGAAGGGTATCCTTCGCGGTATCGCATCCGGCTTGGGTGTGAGTTATGCTAGCCTGTCGAATGACCTCGAAGGCACAAGCTATTCATCTGTCCGTCAAGGCGCTCTTGATGAGCGTGATGGATATAAGATGATGCAACGCTTCCTTATCGATCATCTGGCTTTTCCAATTTACGGAGTCTGGCTCCAACACGTTATGGAGTTTGGATTCGTTTCAATTCCAGCAACAAAGTTTTCTAAGTTCTTTGATGAAAGCGTGTTCCGTGGACGCGGCTTCTCATGGGTCGATCCAAAGAACGAAATAACTGCTGCGGTTATTGGATTGCAGAACGGTCTTCTGTCTCCATCAGATGTTGCAGCGCAATATGGCGGGGATGTGGAAGAGATCTACAGCACATGGCAGCGTGACAAGCAGACGGCTGAAGCATTTGGTCTTTCTTTAGCTTTTGAACCGTTTGGCGGTAACGAAGCCGTGAAGGGTGCTGATTCTCAAATGGATAACACTGATGGAACAGTATAATGATGCGCGTCCATTCCCAGAAGAACACGCAGCAAGACTTGTCGATCCTGATAAGTTTGTTGGTTTTCGGCGTGATAATGATGCTGGCGGGGCCGGTATTGATTTTATTTACGGCATTCTGTCTGCCGGTGGCACTGAGCTACAAGCTGTACGCTTTGATAAAAACCGGTTTACTCCGGCTCAAGCGCGTGACTGGTTGAGTGAACACGACTTTCAGCCTATAATGTTTGAAGAAGCAACCGGAGAGCGGTCAATGGCTGAAGAGAATCTAGAAGAACGCGCAACTGTAAAGGTCGAGATTGAAATCGACACTTCAGATGTGCCTATGGAAGAAGAGCAGCCAGAGGTTAGCGTTGAAGACGTTGATACTGCTGTTGAGATTGCTGATGCGCTTGACCGCAAGGATGTTGCGGAAATTGTGCATCGTTCCAATCTCATGGAAGCCGAAATTGTTGACGAACAGGCTCGGACGGCAATGATAATTGTCTCCACTGAAAATCCTGTTGGCCGCAGTTTTGGAGATGAAATTCTCGACCATGGTGCTGGGTCCATTGATCTTGGATTCTTTGCGTCTGGTCGTGCGCCTCTTTTGCTTGATCATGATCCGACCAAGCAAATTGGGGTTGTAGAGTCTGTAAGCCTTGGAGAAGATCGTAAACTGCGGTCTAAGGTGCGTTTCGGTCGATCCGCACTGGCTCAAGAGGTCTTTCAGGATGTTCTGGATGGTATTCGTAGCAACGTCAGCGTCGGATACCGCGTGAACAAAATGGAGCGAGATTTGAAGGATAAGAACGCTTATCGTGTCAAGTCTTGGTCTCCAATGGAAGTTTCCGTTGTGAGCATTGGCGCTGATAGTCAAGCAGTGGTCGGGCGCAGTACGGCAGCATCCGAAATCGAACCCAAAGTTGAACCATCATTTAAGAAGGACAATTTTATGTCTGAAGTTAATATTGATGCGGTTCGTGCGGAAGCCACCAAGCTCGCCGCCGAAAATGCCGCCGAAATCGTGAAGCTGGGTCAGCGTCACAACAAAGCCGATCTTGCCGGTGAAGCAATCCGTGCTGGCAAGAGCATTGATCAGTTCCGTGGTGAACTCCTTGAAGTCATCGGCAACCAGCCGCTGGACAACAAGGAAATCGGTCTGTCGAAGAAAGAACGTCAGGATTTCTCGGTCGTCCGTGCAATCCGCGCTCTTGCGAATCCTTCTGACCGTGCCGCTCAGGAAGGCGCTCGTTTCGAATTTGAAGCGTCCGCTGCTGCTGCCCGTGCTTATGGTACGACGGCTCAGGGTCTCATGATCCCTGCCGACGTTCTCGGCAACTGGAAGCGTGACCTGAACACGTCGGACGACAACGAAATCGTTGCAACCAACCTGATGGCTGGTGATTTCATTGACGTTCTGCGTAACTCGTCCTCGGTCATGCAGGCTGGCGCTCGTATGATGCCTGGTCTGGTTGGTAACGTCGCCATTCCGAAGAAGACTGCTGCTTCGTCGGCTGGCTGGATCAGCACTGAAGGTGGTGCGGCTTCTGAGTCGGAACCCACGTTCGGTACGGTCTCGCTGACCCCGAAGACGGTTGGTGCGTTCTCGGATATGACCCGTCAGCTTATCCTGCAGTCCACCCCTTCGATTGAAGCTCTTGTCCGTGACGATCTCACGCAGGCACTGGCTCTTGCAATCGATGCCGGTGCGCTGAAGGGTGCTGGTTCGTCGGGCGCTCCTACGGGTGTGTACTCGACCTCTGGTATCAACACGGATTCCTTCGCTGGCGCAACGCCGACGTGGGCTGAAATCGTTGGTCTGGAAACCTTGGTCGCTGAAGACAATGCTCTCATGGGCAACCTGTCTTACATCGCTCCAGCAAGCCTCTATGGTACGCTGAAGACGACTGCCAAGGCGTCGAACCAGGCGATCTTCGCTGTTGACAACGACGGCACGATGAACGGTTACCGCACCATCGTATCGAACCAGGCGACTGCCGGTTACCTCCTGTTTGGTAACTTCAGCGACCTCCTGATCGGTATGTGGGGTGGCCTCGACCTCACGGTTGATCCGTACACTGCCTCGACCTCGGGTACGATCCGCGTTGTCGCTCTTCAGAGCGTCGATGTGGCTGTTCGTCACGCGGTCAGCTTCGCACTGGGTACGCCTGCTGCGTAATGCTTAATGGGAGGGGGTGGTCTCGGAAGTCGGCCACCCCTGACCATTGGAGATTTATATGAAATATCGTGTGATCAAATCGACTGTTGCTGCTGGTCAGATCCGCTCTGTTGGAGAGGTTCTTGAACTCTCTGCTTTTGAGGGCAAGGAACTCATGGCTTACGGCAAAGTCGTTCCTCACGATGAAACGGTTATTGAGAATCGCGTTGAGCCTGTAGAGATCCGCGATCCTAAGCCGCGTGGACGGCGCACGAATAATGGGCGTTGAGTCCGACGACGATCTGAGCCTGTTCCTGGAGGTTGACGATTTCGCCATTGTGGCGACCTATGTCCCTGCCGGAAAGCGTGGCTTCTACATCAAGGGGATCTTTGACAATCCTCATGCTTCGATCACAGCCACACAGATGATGGATGTGACCATTCCGCAGCCGAAGTTTCTGTGCCGCACGGTTGACGTTGTGAACGCTGCTGAAGGCGATGCACTCAAGATCGGTGCTACGACCTATACCATCCGCATCGTCCTCACAGACGGCTTAGGGATGACCACACTCCTGATGGAGAAGAACCTGTAATGTCGCACGTTCGGCAACAGATCCGTGATCGTCTAGCGACCATTTTGACTGGCCTTCCGACAACGGGAACCAGTGTTTACAAGATGCGGCGCTATGCGTTGGATGACTCTAAGATTCCGGCTATCCTGATCTACACGATGGATGAATCGTCCTCGCTGATCACAATCGGCAACCGGACCATTTTAAGGACAATCAATGTCGCAGTGGAAATCCTTGCAAAAGGATCTAGCACCACAATTCAGGATACAATCGACGGAATATGCGTTAGCGTCGAGCAAGCCGTTGGAAACGACTACCAATTGAACGGATTGGCAAAGTCGGCTATATTGGCAAGCACGGAGATTGATATCACTGTCGAAGGTGAGATCTCAATCTCCTCTGCTAAGTTAACATTCGCTGTTCAGTATATCACAGCGATCAATTCGGTGGAGTCTGCACGGTGAAGATGGTCGAACTTTTTCACGCTGAAAATGAGGTTCCTATCAGGGTTCCTGATTGCGATTTGCAGTCTTTTGCTGAAAAAGGCTGGCATCCAACTAAGCCGGTGGATGATCCGGTTGAAATCGTTGTTTCTGAGGAGATTGAATAATGGCTACGCATACTGGAAGTGAAGGGACCGTGAAAGTCGGTTCGAATGCTGTTGCGGAGATCCGCAGCTTTTCTGTCGCTACTTCTGCCGACACCGCTGAAGACACTACTATGTCTGATTCCTGGCGCACGTACAAGACCACGCTCAAGGGCTGGTCAGGTTCGCTGGATTGCTTCTGGGATGAGACCGACACCACGGGTCAGGGCGCTCTTGTCGATGGCACTGAGGTAACGCTGAACCTTTATCCAGAAGGCGCAACCACTGGTGATAAGTACTACAGCGGAACAGCTATCATCACCGGCACGACAATCAACTCGTCATTCGACGGTTTGGTTGAAGCCAGCTTTTCGTTCCAGGGTACTGGTGCGCTGACGCTTTCTACGGCTTCATAATTTAAACTGAGAAACGGGATTTATGTCGTTAATTGAAACAATTAAAAAGAAGCAACACGCTTCACGAAAGCAAATTGAAATTCCAGAATGGTCTGCTGATGATGAGTCAGCATTCATTATGTATTTTGGAAAATTCTTGGCTCATGATCTGGATCGTCTTCAAAGGAAGCATCCAAACTTTATCAATAATGTGACCATTGCTGGCATGGTTGATATGATCATCATGAAGGCTCAAGATAGAGAAGGTAACGTAATCTTCACACTTGAAGATAAGCCGACCTTGATGCGCGAACCGGTTGAGGTCATCACTCGCATTGCTGGTGAGATGATGGTTTCAACCAGTTTCGAGGAGCATGAAAAAAACTAAAGGCCGATCCGTTTAGGTTAAACATGATAGCCTTGGCGGATCGGCTTAATAAGACCATTGAAGAGATAGAGCTAATCTCAATTGATGAGTATAATGAGTGGCTTGCATATTTTAAGATAACTGAGGAGCGCAGCAAGCATGGCAGATGAGCAAATTAGATTTGAGTTCACTGCTATCAATAAGACGGCTGCTGCGTTCAATACCATTACCACTGGCCTATCAAGCATGGCATCTCAAGCTACCTCAGTAAGAGGTGCCATGACGGCTTTGGTTGCTTCAATCACATCTGGTGCGCTTCTCAATATGGGTCGCCAGGCTCTTGATGCAGCCGGTGGTCTGGGTGAACTTGCATCTCAAACTGGCGCATCAACCAAGGCGCTTCAGGCGTACAAGTTTATTGCACTTGAGAACGGTGTTACCAATGAGCAGATGCAGAAAGGCTTTGCTCAACTAACGAAGCGTCTGGGTGAGGCTAAACTCGGCTCTGATAAGATGATAGAGGCATTCGGCGCGGTCGGAGTTTCAGGTCGAGATCTTGCGTCAATGACAACAGATCAAGCAATGCTCAAAATTGCTGATGCGATGTCAAAAATTGAAGATCCAGCAAAGCGAGCAGCACTTGAAACTCAATTGTTTGGCAAAGCCGGTCAGGCACTAGATCCTATTTTGCGTATGGGTTCTGCGGCAATCGATGAGCAAACTCAAAAACTTGCGGAAATGGGCCTTGTCATGGATGAGGCAACCATCAAAAAAGCTGATGAAGCGGCTGATAAGATTGCGACATTGACAGAGGTTTTAAAAACTCGGTTTCAAATCGCGGTTGCTGAGAATGCAGACGCTATTTTAGCATTGGCCCAAGGTTTGGCAAGTGCAGCAGCAGAGGCTGGACGGCTGATCCAGCGTCTTCAGCAACTTGGCCGTGAAAAGGACATTCGTGCAGCAAATCCTGGGGTTGAAGGTTACTTTGGAGGTTTAGTTAATATTGGAAAACCTCGTACCAAAGGTGGTCGCGGTGGTGGATTCTTTGATCCTACTGGAGAGTTTAACGGAATGCCGTTTACTCCTGCGACTCCAGCTATGCCATCAATGGATGTGCCAAAGATATTTGCTGGTTCTAATTCTGGTGGATCAAAGGCTAAGGCCCAGCCGAAGAAAACAAGCATCCTAACACCTGAAAATTATTCCTCTTGGGATGATTACCGGCAAGCTCTTCGTCAGCAACTCGATGCTGATTTTGCGATGAGCAATTTCAAATCAAAGGGTGATACACCGCTTATTGAAATTCTGCCAAATTCTGATCAGTTGAACGAAAGCATAAAGGCTCTTCAGGGTCCTATGCGGATGATTACAACGGAGGCCACTGAACTTGCAGATTCCATTGGAGCATCATTTGGCAACGCATTCCAAGGGCTGATCACTGGGACTCAAGGGTTTAAGAGCGCATTCAGGAGCATGGCATCATCTATCATCAGTGAGTTGATGCGGATCTATGTGACTGAGCAGATTGTGAAATCAATCGGCGGATTCTTCAAAAATATCTTTGCTGGGCCAATGCCTGGCAGAGCAATTGGTGGCTCCGTCCAATCCGGTCAACCATACATGGTCGGTGAACGCGGTCCTGAGATGTTTGTTCCTTCGCGCAGTGGCTCCATTGTGCCTAATGGTAAAATGGGTGGTGGAATCAGCATTAGTGTTGACGCCCGTGGGTCTGCAGATCCTGCGGCAGTGCGCCAGCAGGTTGAACTTGGCATTGCTCAAGCGGCTCCGTATATCATTGCTGCGGCTCAGAACCGGACATTGAGGACCGCAGGTCGCACACGTCTACCAGGGACAATTGGCTAATGGCTACGATTACATTCCCTAGCACACCGGCTCCGTCTGGAATGACATGGCGGTTGATCCAACCGGCTCAGAATAACATCTCTGGATGGACTGGAGCGCGTCAGGTGATGGCCTCAGGCCGTGGCTGGTGGGAGTGTAGCGTATCGCTTCCTCCTATGGTTGGTGAGGCTTCTGTGGCTCCGTGGAGGTCGTTCTTTGCAAAGCTCCAAGGGGCTGCGAATGATTTCCGTTTGCCGGTTAATGAGATTGCTCAGTCTTCATCGACTGCGACTCCATTGGTTAATGGTGGATCTCAAACCGGACGGAGTATTGCGACTGATGGATGGCCGTTGTCTACGACGGTTCTCTCTGCAGGGATGTATGTTACGATCAACAACCAGTTGCTTCAGTTGACTGCAGATGTGACATCCAATGGCTCTGGTCAGGCGACTATCTCAGTTGCACCGGCTGTGAGGACATCTCCGGCTGATAATGCTCCGATTGAGTTCAAGAATCCTTATGCACTGATGTATATGAATGAAGAACCGACTGTGAGCGTCGAACCTGGCTTGGTTTACTCCACCGCGTTCAGCGCACGGGAGTGTTTCTAATGTCAAATCTGAATGGCACTGTTCAGACTACGATCGAGGGTCAGGTCGTTAATGCCCGTTGGGTTTGTTATATGGATGTTGATACAGATCCATTGAGAGCAACCACAGGACTTTATAACAAAACTTTCTCCGGAACAGAAGACGCAGATCTCGATGGCTATACGTTTGAGAGCTATCCTGCTGAACTAATCTCAGTTTCAGAGGTCCAGCATGACGAATCCGGCTCAAATCAGGTTGGTGTGACAATGTCAGGTCTAATCCTGAACAACTCAGCATTTCTAAATCTGATCGGTGACCGGACAAAATGGCAGGGCCGCACTGCGCGTCTCTGGTGGTATGTCGTTGACGAAAACGAAACGCAGATCACATCGGATGTCTACGGTTATTACACCGGATATATGAATGATATCACGATCAACGGAAGCCCAGATCAGCAGTCGATCACCATGACGCTTGAGCATTATCTAACTACTCTGACGGTTACACCGAATAAGACATATGGGATGCAAAAAGAGTTCGACTCTGGGGACTTATCTGCTGAAGCTTCTATATCTGTGGCAAATGGAAGATCCGCTGCTGGTTCTGTAGGTGTGATAAGTCCTGGGGGTTATGGCTATTACAGTGGCACAAAAGATCCTGTGGATTATTCGATTGATTGATAGGATATCATCGTGGGAGTCATCACTTTCCGCGTATCTCATATCAAAGAAAAATGAGCCGTTTGAATACGGTGTAAACGATTGCTGCTTGTTCGCGGCAGGTGCAGTTGAAGCAATCACTGGTGAAAATCCAATCCCTGAGTTCATCGGAGCCTATGATAGTCTGAAGACATCTATCAAGGCGCTCAAAACCATCGGTGCTGGGACTCTGGAAAAGACGATGGATGCGAAGTTTAATGAGATTGCCATCGGATACGCCCAGACAGGGGACTTAGCATTCCATGATGGCAGCATTGGTGTTATTGTAGACGCAGACGCTCTGTTTGTGAGCGATGATGGCCTTTTCCGCGTATCGCGTGATAAATGGTCCAAGGCTTGGAGTGTTGGTCGTGGGTAAAATTCTCAAGTCTGTAGCTATTGCCGCTGTTATCATTGGTATTGGCGTTGCAACCGGCGGTATTGGATTCCTTCCAGCAATGACACTTCCTGCTACGGGAGCGACCATTGGAGGAAGTCTGGTTATTTCCAGCACTTTAGGCGCTGCTCTAGTTGCAATGGCCGCAACAACGGTTCTCTCAGGTGTTAGCCAGCAGCTTTTTGGCCCCAAGATGACCAAGGCCCAAGCCTCGCGCCTAAACCCAACCCTAGATCCATCGGCATCTCGCAAAATCGTCTTTGGCGAAACAGCAATGAACACTGATGTCCGGTATTTTGAACCGTCAGGCACGAATCAGGAATACATGGATTATATCATTGCGACATCAGCCCACGCGATTGAGTCAATTGATGAGATCTGGTTTGAAGACCGCTTGGCATGGTCATCCTCCAGCGGCGTTGAGGCGTTCTACACGGGATATTTGACAACTGTTGCCACGGTCCTTGAAGGGACATCAGCAAATTACATCAGCATCAACGGCCCTGGAGGAATATGGGGTTCAACTCGCCGGTTGACTGGTTGTTCGTATGTCCATTTACGGATCAAGCGCACAGGAACATCAAATAAGGCGGACTCACCGCTTGTTAATGGTCTTCCAGGTCGCGTTACGATCAAAGGCAAGGGTGCAAAGATTTATGATCCGCGTCTTGATGGCACCGTGTCTGGAGGATCTGGATCTCAACGTGCAAATGATCAGACCACGTGGGGTGCATCGCAGAGTGGGTATCGCGACAATCCCGCTCTGCAGCTTCTCTGGTTCCTATTGGGTTGGAAAATAGGCGGTAAACTCTCCGTAGGTTGCGGTGTTCCTCCTGCGCGTATTGACCTGGCGTCCTTTATCACTGCTGCAAACATTTGCGATGAGGCAATCACTCTTGCTGCGGGAGGAACTCAGCCGCGTTATCGCACAGGCGGTGTTGCTAGTGACTCCGATCAGCGCATGGAAATCATCCAGATCTTCCTTTCGGCTATGAATGGCACTTTGCGCGACAGCGGCGGTAAGCTTGCACTTGTCTGCATGAAGAACGATCTAGCCTCTCCGGTGCTTGAGTTCTCTGATGATGATATCATCGGTGATTTCACGTGGAACCAGACACGCGGTTTGGATGAGAGCTTCAATGCGATCCACGGAAAATACACAGATCCATCAAATAACTCTCTTTATCAGCCGGTGGAGTATCCGGTTCAATCTCTGACATCGATTGACGGCATTGAGCGTATGCAAACCTTTGACCTTCCGTTTGTGCAAGAAGGTCGTCGCGCACAGCGCATCGCAAAGCAGGTTCTAGAACGCGCTCAGTACAAGGGGATCTTCAGCGCAACCTTCAACATGAAGGCGCTTGGATGCGAAGTCGGAAATTGCGTCTGGATTAGCTTTGAGCCGCTTGGTTGGGCTGACAAACCGTTTAGGGTTCTCTCTCAGGGGATCAGCAACAGCGGCTTGGTTCCCATGACCTTGATCGAGGAAAATGCTGCAATCTACGCATGGGACACGGATGAGAGTGCCTTGGTGACTCCAGTGGCTCCAACGGTTTATGATCCAGCAAATAGTCCGTATATTCTTGGTATTCTCGATGCTGAAGCTGCCGCTGATGGAAAGATTGTCAGCTTCTTCCAGGCATCCGCACCAACTGCCACTGGCGTAGGTGACATCTGGTTTGACACTGATGACGGTAATAAAATGTATCGCTGGGGTGGATCTAGCTGGGTCGCCGCGCAAGATACGCTTATCACAACGGCTATTTCGGACGCCTCTGACGCTCAAGCTACGGCTGACGGTAAGGTTAATACTTTCTTCCAAGATTCTGCGCCGACTCCTGAAGCCATTGGTGACCTCTGGTTTGAGACTGATGCTAACAACGCTGTGTGGCGCTGGAACGGCTCTAGCTGGGTGCTAGCGGCTGATACCCGCGTCACAACGGGGATTAATGGCGACGGCACGATTGCGACTAATAAGGTTGTGACAGCTTCTATTATTACCAATGGCGTAACAAACACATCTGTTGCTCAATCATCTGGTACAGCTAGCAGTGCAAGCGCGGAAATTTTGCTGCAAAGCCTTACAGTTACAACAACTGGTGGACCATTAATTATTACATTTTCTGTATTTGGATATTCACAAGCGTCAGGTGCTGGCTCAGTTGGTTGCAGCTTCCGTATGACAAGAGACACGACTGGTTTGCGCGCAAGTATGAATTACCAAGGAAATGCTCAAGCGTCAGGTGATCGACTACCAATTATGTTCACCTGCCCAATTGTAGATCAGCCCTCTGCTGGCACATATACTTATTATATTTATGGCACACCAAGCGGCGCTTCTGCAGGCATTAACTTCAGCCAGCATCGCGTGGTAGAGGTTAAGGAACTTAAACGATGATTGAGATTATCGTGTATTCGACAGTCGATGGCATGATCTTTAAGTCTGTCACTTGTAAGACGGAGGATGCTCCGCTTCAATGCGGTCCAGATCAGGCTTGGATGGAACATGCTCCTGTTGACGACAGTGAGTATATGGTCGATCTTTCTACGCTGGAAATTGTGCCGATTCCTTGATATAGCGAGATAGAGGTGAGCCATGATCCAGCCAGGTACATACGACATCACGATCCAGCAAAACTCCAATTGGGACATGATATTCCAGTTGAAGGACTCCAGTGGTGCGGGCATTGATCTCACAGGCTCATCTGTTCAGGCTGAGATCTGGACCGAAGGAAAGCATTCAAAACTGGCGGATTTCACTCAGACATGGGTGGATCGTGCAGTCGGAAAATTCCAACTAGCCTTGGATGATTCGATCACCGCCAAGCTTCCTGACAGTGGATATTACGATATCCTTGTAACGGATTCCTCTGGCGCAGCGTACTATTGGCTTCGCGGTAAGGCTCTGCTTGAGACTGGATATACCGAATAATGGCTGACATTTACAAAACAGTTGTTGTTGAGGATACATCAACCAACACTGTCGTTGTCACGAATGATGCTGCGAGTGTCGTTGCTGAGAGTGTGACGACTAATGTCGTTGAGATCATTGCGCCTGGTCCTGTTGGTGCTGCTGGTCCTACGGGGTCTGCCGGTCCAACCGGTCCTACTGGTTCTGTTGGCGATACCGGTCCTACAGGATCAACCGGACTCACTGGCCCTACTGGTGCGCAAGGCATTCAGGGGATAACAGGACCGACTGGATCAACCGGATTTACCGGTCCAACTGGCGCATCAGGATCAATCGGACCTACGGGTCCAATAGGATCTCAAGGTGATGCTGGACCCACAGGTCCAACTGGTACAGCCGGCACCGCAGGTTCAACCGGTCCTACTGGTCCGACTGGATCTCAGGGTGAAGCGTCAACTGTGCCAGGGCCTACTGGTCCTACAGGTTCTGCTGGTTCCACAGGCGCTGTTGGACCTACTGGTCCTACTGGAGCGGATTCAACTGTTGCTGGCCCAACAGGGGCGGCTGGATCTACTGGCCCTACAGGTCCAACCGGTGCTGAGTCTACAGTAGCTGGTCCTACAGGCCCACAAGGTTTAACTGGTGACACTGGTCCTACAGGCCCCACTGGCGCTGCTTCAACGGTTGCTGGTCCGACAGGTCCGCAAGGTTTAACTGGCGATACTGGTGCATCAGGACCAACAGGCCCTACTGGCTTAACCGGTTCAACTGGATCTGTCGGTCCCACAGGTCCACAGGGTGACACAGGCGCAACTGGAGCATCCGGTCCTACGGGTCCAACAGGAATCCAAGGCGACATCGGTGCTACGGGTCCAACCGGCGCTCAAGGTGATATCGGGCCAACGGGTCCGCAGGGTGTCCAGGGTATCCAAGGTATCCAAGGTGAAGTCGGGCCAACCGGTCCCACGGGATCAACCGGTGCAACTGGTGATATTGGGCCTACGGGATCAACAGGATCAACTGGTCCAACAGGCCCGACAGGAGCAACTCCAACCGGTGCGATCACTGGTGTCGATAGCATTGCTACGCCGGATTATATCGACTTTGATACCACGAATGCTGCGGCGACACAGACCGCTCGGCTTGGCTGGGACGACGGTGAGGGGACACTGGTTCTCGGCTTAAAGGGTGGCAACGTAAATATGCCGCTCGGTGAGATGTTGTATCAGATGTGCTACAATGGCACAGGAAGCACGATTACCAAGGGTCAGGTCGTTTACATCTCCGGTGGTCAAGGCCAGCGTCCGTCTGTCACTCTAGCACTGGCAACTAGTGATGCGACATCTGCGCGAACATTCGGTGTGGCGGCTGAAGCTATCGCTAATGGCGCTGAAGGCATCGTTGTTGAGTTTGGTATTGTGGAAGGATTGGATACGTCCTCCTATACTGATGGGCAGACACTTTACCTCTCAGGCACGACTGCCGGCGCATTCCAGACGACTAAGCCTGCGGCTCCGATCCATATGGTTTATGTCGCCAATGTTATCCGATCACACGCATCCTCTGGTCGCATCTTTGTTAAGGTGCAGAACGGATATGAGCTTGATGAGATCCATGATGTTCTAATTACGGCTCCAACAGGCGGTCAGGCGCTGGTTTATGATGGAGCATCTGGTCTGTGGAAGAATACTCTTGCTGTCGGTCCTACTGGTCCCACAGGAAGCACTGGCTCCACAGGCCCAACTGGACCCACTGGAGCGACTGGTGACGCAGGTACGGCTGGTCCCACTGGTCCTACAGGGACTACCGGTAATACTGGTTCTGGTGGTCCTACCGGTCCTACCGGTCCTACGACCTATCCGGCATCTGGTATCGCCGTCTCCACCGGTACTGCTTGGAATACGTCTCTCACGGCTCCGTCAGGTACTATCGTCGGCACCACTGATGCACAAACACTGACGAACAAGACGATTGCCTTTGCCAGCAATACGTTGACTGGAGTTGCGCCTCTTGCGTCTCCAACATTCACAGGGACAGCTACAACAGCAACGCTTGATGCTCTTGGCTCAGTGCGTAGTAATATTGTGACAGTCGCCGCACTCGACATCGACTGCTTGACCGGCAACTACTTCACCAAAACGATCAGCGCAGACTCGACGTTCACATTTAGTAACGCACCAGCAAGCCGCGCCTATGCGTTCACGCTGGAACTCACTCACACCAGCGGGACGGTGACGTGGCCTACAAGCGTCAAGTGGCCTGGAGATACAGCGCCGACTCTAACTACCGCAAAAACGCACCTGTTTACATTTGTTACCGACGACGGCGGCACCCGCTGGCGCGGCGTTTCTCAAGTTAACTATGTGACTTGATATGGCGATTAGTGTTTCACAAGCAATTCTGATGACAGCGGGTGGAGTTGATGCAGGGCCTCCGGCTGCTCCTGGTCAGACCGCATACACGACGGCAGGGACGTTCAACTTTACAGTTCCGAACGTGACAAGCGTGTGCATTGTCTGCGTAGGCGCTGGCGCTAACGGGCAAGGTGTTGATGGCGTTGCGGGCGGCGGCGGTGCTCTTGCTTGGATAAACAACGTGTCGGTCACGGCGGGAGAAACACTCACAATCCAAGTCGGCGCATCTGGCACTGCTGGGCAGGCGTCATTTGTGAAGCGGAGCACGACATCTCTCTGCGAAGCTGGGGGCGGCAGCATAGGTACGGGCGGCACGGTAGTCACCGGAACGGGCGGCGCAGGTGGCGCGGGAGGCTCTGGCATAGGCGGCGGCGCTGGCGCTGGAGGATATTCAGGAACCGGCGGAACCGGCGGAGCGCCTAGCGCAACGCGGGCTGGCGCAGGTGGCGCGGGCGGGGCCGGAGGAAACCGCGCGTCAGGGTCATACATATCTGGCGGTTACACCTACATCGGAAAGACTGGAGGCGGAGGCGGTGTCGGCATTCTTGGTCAAGGGACAAGCGGTGCGGCGGGAGATACTGGGGCAGGCGGCATTAGTTCCATGAACGGCCTTGGCGGCGGAGGTGGCTCTGGCGGAACTAATGGTCTAGAGGCGACGCAGACGGGAATAACGGGGAGGGCAACTGCACCAAGCGGCGGCGCGTATGGCGGCGGAGGTGGCAACGGCGCGTACCGCATTCGTAACACCACACAGGTGGAGGAGTTTTACCCAGGCGGAACAGGCGGAGGTGGCGCTGTCCGCATCATCTGGGGCGCTGGCCGCTCTTTCCCATCAACAAATACGGGTGACGTATAATGACGATGATGATCAAAATTGAAGACGGAAAACCTGTAGGCAATCCAATGCTTGTCGGGGATTTTCATCAGCTATTTCCAAATGTTTCATTGGTCTGGCCTGTTTTGACAGAGCATCTGTCCCCATTCGGGTATGCCGTTTATGACTTCTGGCCAAAGCCGGAACACGGCACATTTGAGGTCGCAGAAGAGATTTCTCCGACACTCCACGAAGATGGTGTGTGGCGGCAGACTTTTTCGGTGCGAGAGATGACTGAAGAAGAACGCGTTCAGCGGATTGAGATTGAATGGGATGAAGTGCGTTCGAGGCGTAATTTCTTGCTTTCGCGCTGCGACTGGACGCAACTTCCAGACGCTCCTCTAAGTAACACGGAAACGGCAGATTGGGGGTCGTATCGGCAAATATTGCGTGATATCACAAATCAAAGTGATCCATTTAACATCGAATGGCCCGTATCACCAGGAGCCTGAATGAAAATAGCAGTCTATGCCATCTCCAAGAATGAGGAGATGTTTGTTGAACGGTTTTGCAACTCTGCAAAGGATGCAGATCTGATCCTGATTGCAGACACCGGATCGACAGACCGGACAACCAGCTTGGCTGAGCAATGCGGCGCTCAGGTCCATGAGATCCACATCACCCCTTGGCGGTTCGATGATGCGCGCAATGCGGCTCTCGCTCTTGTTCCACCGGATATTGATGTCTGCGTAAGCTTGGATCTGGATGAGGAACTCCAACCTGGCTGGCGTGAAGAGATCGAGCGTGTCTGGACCGAAGGCACAACCAGGCTGCGCTATGGCTTTGATTGGGGTGCAGGGATCGTCTTCAAGTACGAAAAGATCCACGCACGGCGCGGTTATCGCTGGACGCATCCATGCCATGAGTATCCTATTCCGTATCTGATCGATGAGAAATACGCGGAAACCGATATGCTCATGGTGATCCACAAACCGGATAACACTAAGAGTCGCGGTCAATATCTCCCGTTGCTGGAGATGTCAGTCAAGGAAGATCCAAATGATCCACGAAACGCATTCTATTACGCACGGGAACTCTCTTTCCATAGCCGGTGGGCGGACTCGATCCGCGAGTGTGAACGATATCTCGCACTGCCAGGTGCAAATTGGCCCAATGAGCGATGCTACGCCTATCGGGTCATGTCCCGTTGCTATTCTGAACTCGGAGACTGGAACAACGCTATCCGGTGCGCTCGGCTCGGTGTAGTCGAAGCTCCGTACACTCGCGAACCGTGGTGTGAGATTGCCAAGCTGGCTTATCAGCGACACCAATGGGCTGAATGCTACGGTGCTGCGATGTCGGCTCTTGCGATCAAAGATCGAGAGTTTGTCTACACGGTTGATCCAGAGGTCTGGGGTGCATTACCTCATGACTATGCGAGTATCGCTGCATGGAACCTCGGCCTTAAAGAAGTGGCTATTAATCAGGCCGAAAATGCACTATTGAAAGATCCAGAAAACGACCGATTGCTGTCTAATCTGGAGATGATGAAAAATGCCGTCGATTGATATTTCCACGGTTATCACCGTTCTTGCGTTCATCGGAAGTTTGATTGCTGTCTGGGTTCAGTTGAACAATCGGATCGCGATTCTAGAAACCAAGCTCGGATTCGGTGACGAAAAGTTCGTGGCAATCGACAAGAAGTTTGATGAGGTCATGATCCATCTTCGCCGGATTGAGGACAAATTAGACAACAAGGTTGATCGATCATGAGCTTCTTGAATGATTTCGAAAGCAAAATGGACGGTGTGAACGATACCGTTGAGTTCGTTATCCGTGTGGCGATTGTCACTCTTTCGGCTGTGATCCTTGTGGTGGTTGCTGCACTGGCGGTGGCGCTGTTTGTTCCTAATGAACTGGTAGATAGCACGGCTATTCTTGAGACAATCAACCCAGCGTTCCAGACTATTGTTGGTGCGTTCGTCGGCCTTTTGGGTGGATTGAGCCTTAATGCCAATGCCCGCGATAAGGAAGCACCTGTCGAGCCTGAAGCACCAGAGCCTGAGCCTATTGTGTCTCACCCAGTAACATCAAACCCCGTTGTGTCTCACGAAGATCCGATTGTGGAAGACAACGACGACGATGACGACGACATGGCTCCGTGGGAAAAGTACCGAAACGATCTGCGCTATGACGCCAACGGCGACGGCGTGGTTGATCAAGAAGATTTCCCCGACTGGCGTAATCCGGCAGCGTAACGATGGGTGATCTCTCCACCGTTGAACTCATCGGTCAACTCTGGCCGCTGGTTCTCGCATTCATCACGCTTGTTATCATCCTCGCAAAGATGGATGTGCGCCTTGCTGTGGTCGAGGAGAAGATCAAAACGCTCTTTGAGCTATGGAACAAAGGACAGGATAAATGAGCCTGGTCAACCTTCAGAAAAAGATCGGAGTGTCCGCTGATGGCGCATTTGGTCCAGGAACTTTTAAGCGGGCTGCGGCTTTCTATAAGCTATCACCTAATCGCGCTGCGCATTTCTTTGCTCAGACGGCACACGAAAGCGGGAACTTCAAGACGTTCTCGGAGAACCTCAACTACAGCGCCAAAGGGCTTCGCGGCACGTTTGGTAAGTATTTCAAGACTGACCTCGAAGCTCAGATGTATGCGCGCCAGCCGCAGAAAATCGCAAATCGCGTTTATTCTAATCGTATGGGTAATGGGGACGCTCGCTCTGGCGATGGGTGGAATTTTCGCGGACGCGGTGCTCTCCAGCTAACTGGCCGTGACACGTACCAGGCGTTCGCCAATTATATCGGTCGGCCTGACATTATGAAGAATCCAGATCTTGTAGCTACAGAACTCTGCTTCGAGAGCGCACTTTGGTTCTTCGACAAGAACAAGCTGTGGGGCATCTGCGACCAAGGCGTCAACGACAAGGCCATCCTTGCACTGACAAAGCGCATCAACGGTGGCACACATGGTCTGGATGACCGTCGCGCCAAGACGAAGAAATACGCAACGTGGGCATGATCCCAAATCCGTTGATCGTCTATGTGGCTGCAGGCACTCTTATTATTGGCGCAGCCGCCGGATACAAGGTCCGCGACTGGCAGTGTGACGCGGCATATTCAAAGGCTCTGGAAAAGGCTGAGAAGCAACGAGCCGAAATGCAAAAGGCGGTAGACGATGTTTCAGTGGTTTACGAAGAAGAGCGGAATCAAGCCAATGTCGTGGCAACCGAACGGACCAACACGATTCGTGAGATTTACAAAACGGCTCCTGCAATTCCTGCTGATTGTACTCCTCCTGATGGTATTAGTGGGTTGCTCGAAGGCAGTATCCGTGACGCCAATGCCGCAGTTACCGGCAAACCTGGCGTCGAACTGTCCACTTCTTCCAGCACCACCGGCTCTGCTGACTGATCCAGATCGAGCAGTCTGGGAAAGTGATATCATTGCGCGATATACCGATTGCAGTGTCAAGCACCGCTTGACAGTTGAAGCATGGAAACGGGCTTTAGAGTCCAAATAAGGAAGATTGCATATGCCAGCACCGACGGTAACGGATGAGGAATTCATCCTAGCATGGGAACGTGGCGGTGGAAGTCCTATCAAGGTTGCAGCTATTCTCGGAATGAGAGAGCGCGGAGTTTACTCTAGGCGAGAACGACTGGCGCAGCGCGGGATTGTTCTGAAGAGTGTTCCAAGCCAAGGCCCGACTAAATGGGTCTCTGACGATGTTGGACGCGCATACAAGCGTCAGATCGATCTCAACATCGACAGTGGTACGGTCATCGCATTCTCAGACGCTCACTGGTGGCCTAATCAACCTCGGACTATCGCCAATGAGGCGCTTCTGATTTTGATCGAAGAACTAAAGCCAAGGGCTATCTTCGCCAATGGAGATCTGTTCGACGGTGCGCGAGTCAGCCGTCACGCTCCTCTCGGCTGGTCAGAACTTCCAACAGTGCGCGAGGAACTGGAAACCTGTCAGGACCGTCTGGATGAGATCGAGCAGCGTCTTCCAAGGGGATGTCACAAGATCTGGAACATCGGCAATCATGACGCTCGGTTTGACCGTGCGCTTTGCACTAATGCCGGTGAGTATGATGGAGTGGTCCAGCGTCTGGAGGAAAAGTTCGACCGGTGGGACTTCACCTGGTCAACGATGATCAACGATAACGTGATGATCAAGCACCGGTATCACAACGGCATCCATGCTACGTACAACAACACCCTTAAATCGGGCCGTAGCATCGTCACAGGGCATCTCCATCGCTTGGCGGTAACACCGTGGGCCGATTACAACGGACGGCGCTATGGGGTCGATACAGGGACGTTGTCAGATCCGCACTCGGCACAGTTCGATTACGCAGAAAACAACCCGTCCCCTCATACCAGCGGCTTTGCAGTGCTGACGTTTAAGGACGGGTTGATGCTTCCACCGGAGTTGGTGGAGGTTATCGGATCACAGGCTTTCTTCAGGGGTGAGACTGTCTTCGAGGAGTCGATCTGCGACTAAGGTCGCATAGCCTGAGATATCTCGCCATGAGTCTTCGTATGTCACGTCTCCGTTGACGATGCGCGCAAGCTTGTTAGAAATCATGGCCAAAGCTTCTAACTGGTCGTAATCCAGTTCGTAATACGATGCTCCAGTGCGCAGGTTGTCCAGAATGCTCTGGCTGATCTGTGCAACATCGCGGAAATCTCCGTAGCGGGCTTCGCGTTCCTCGAGAATAAGTTCAATTCCCATTCTTCATCTCCTTCAGGTAATAATAGATCGTGGTGTGATCCTTGTTAAAAATCTTGGCGATCCTGTGACCGTTCATGCTCTTTATCTGCATCATCTCAGCGATCACCAGGCGAAATGATTTCGAGTGCGGCTTGGTCAGTCTCTTCGCCTCGCGGATGGCCTCAAACTCCATTCCGTATTTCGCCAGAAGCTCGGTGCCGCACTTGATATCAAACGCGGTGAGTCTGTACTCCGGCTTGTTCCAATAGGCCTCCTTTGTCATGCCTCTTTGCACGTTCTAAAAGCTCCTCAGATGTTACCATGATGTTTCCGACCCTCCAGTAGTTTCCGCACTGGTGGTAGTTTCCGTCCTTGTTGCACGGTGAGACTATGAACCGTTCGCGCCGGAGGATGTTTGCAGCCACGCTGTAGATATCGTGTGGATTGGGCCGCATTCGCTCTTGGCGCTCTTTGGCCTTTTTGATCCTGAGTGCGACCTTCTTATGGCGTTCGTCATAGACCTTGTGGTGGACTCCGGTCTTGTCGCACCATGATTTGATCGTGGTGTTGGACACTCCGAAGTGCTGAGCGGCCTCGGATCTCAGCATCGCACCGATTTTAGCGGTGAAGTCCTTTGGGATGTATTCCTCCGGCTTCTTTGGTCCCTTTTGCTTACCAAGGGCCTTGCGCCACTGGTGGTAATGATGGGTGCCGGTGCCTGGATAGAGTTCGACCAACTCTCTATTGCTCAGATGAGCGTTCTCAGGAAAGTCCTCCGGCATATCCGGCCTGCGAGTGCGCTTAGGAACGATGCCGTGTTCCTTATTCCATCGCCGGATGATCTCATCACTGGCTGAGTAATGGAACGAGAGTTGCGCCATTGTCATGACTGCCGCATTCTCGACATAATCCGGTGGAGCTTGGCGCTTGAAGTATGCCATCAGTTGCTCTTTTCCATGAAATAGAGAGACACTCCAGCCTCCTCCAGCATCTGGACAGAGATGTCGAAATGCTCCGGTGGCATACTTGTAACGCCATCTCCGACAACGATACGGGACACTCCGGCGTTAATAAGCATTCGAGCGCATCCACCGCAGCAGAGATGGGTGACGAAGACCGTGCATCCCTCAAGCACCTGACGCGCTGCGTGGGCTACAAGGTTCTCTTCAGCATGAGCCACCCAGATGTACTTATTAGGACGCTCCATGCGCTCTGGGAGATCTGCAACACCTCTAGGAATGCCGTTGTAGCCGGTTTCCATGATCCGGTTTCCTTCACCGACAGCCACGGCTCCGACTTGCGTGGAATCCTTCGACCATTGGGATACGTGCTTTGCGAGTTCCATGAAGCGAACCCACCATTTGCCTATGTTGTCTTCCATTGATCACCCTTTCAGGCCGCGTCAAAACGGCACATACATCTCATACTTGTTGCATCCGTTTTTCCAAGAGGAAAATGGAATGTCTTGGCCCCAGAAGGCGCACTTTCCGTGATCGAAATATTCGCAATCGGTACATTTCAGGACTGGGATCTCGATCTGGAGAATCTCGGCCATTTCCTTGGATACGGTGTAGATGGATTTGCGGTCCATTAGTCTGAGAATTGTCATCCAATCACCTCCGCACCAGGAAACAGTGCCATAATCTGGTTAACCATGTCATACTTCCCAGCGACAGCTAATGGATTAGCAACAATCTCACGGCTCTTTTTACCATTGGGACCGTTAACCACCTTTTCGCCTTCGATGATCCATGTGACGTTCAATCCGTCTTCTGACGGCTCTAACGGCCAAGGGACCAGATCTGGATGCAAGACGTGATCGTCACATCCCTTTATCTGGTGATCCTCAGACGGAATCTGAGAGTCCCATCGCGCACAGTGCCAGGTTCCATCCCTCACCGCCGTTGAATGAGCGCAGGTCCGACAGTTAACATTCTTCGACAACCGGCTCTCATGGCAGAATGCGTGAGCATCGCAGAACTTGCACTGATACCATGTGGGATCTGAACTCAACGGCTCCGGCATACGATCCGCAGCAATGAGCCTCTGAGCCTTTTCCACCAGCTTCTGAGCGGCTTCGTAATTGAAGCTCACGATCTCCGTATAGAGTCGATCATCGTTCTTACAAACCGCCAGATAGACCGCCTGTTTGATTCCTGTGGCAAACATATAGACCTGCATCTGTCCGTAATGCTGCGGCTTGGATTTCGCGACACCGTTTTTGCTGACATCGTCAAATGACTTCGTTGAGTGCGTTTTGATCTCCAAGAGATGCTGATTGAGTTCATTGCCTGGTACACCTGATTTGATAATGCCGTCCATTGATCCACCGAAGTGGCCGTCTTTGATGTTAAACTGGCGTCCACTGGTTGGATCTGCGTCGAACACGGTCATACCGGCTTTTCGGAGATCCTTGACCACCTGATCTTCTTCGAGATGTCCACGGCGGAACAACCGGCGCATACGTCCATCGAATTCGGAGGTAATGGCCCAGCGGAATGAGAGCCAGATCCAGCGGTCACAGTGATGGCCGATTACGGATGCTCCTAGGTGTCCTCTGGGCTTTTCCTCTACGTCAGCTAGACCGGCGTAGATTGCGTTTGTTAGGGCTTCACTCATGATGACCAACGTAATCCAGAATGCGCTTCACCGCCTTGATGTCTTTCTTGTATGTTTTGCGGTCATCTGGGTGGACGTAGCTGCTACCGAGGTTGCACTCCAACGTGTCCAGCGTGTCCCTGAGCCATGCACGGACAAGGCCGTCTAGCATGGAAGGGTCAATGTCGATCTTCATTTCAAATGCTCCCCTGCTTCGATGGCGTCTGCGCTGTGTTTGCAATGCTCCATATGGTGCTTACTAACTAGCGGATACTTTCGGAGGTCCATAAGCTTCTGGAATGCCTCCTGCGTTTCCCGCAGCCACGCCACGATCTTGGCGCGTTCTTCTGCGGCTGCTTGTTCGCGGTGACGGGCGAAGGCTTCAACAACATCGTATTGCGCCGCCGCATCTCGGTCAGCCTGTGTGATCTCAGTCATTGCTGTTCTCCCAACACTGCATTTACCCGCTTCCATGCGTGTTCAAAGCCGTCGATCCACTCGCTGCTTGCGTCCTCGTTAGCGAGGAAAACCATTATCAATTCATACTCAATCGCACGGCGCAAATCATCTGGCGGCCCACAATCGCACGGGGCGGGGTCTTTGGCTGGTGCGTTAGACGTGGCGCAGTCCGAAGCGTGTTCCGTCTTGCCTGATAACTTGATGTAGGCTTCGGCCAGTTTTTCGCGGAGGCTGCTCACCAGCGCCTTGTCTTCGTCAGTCATGGCTATCCTTCCCTTGCATTTCGCGCAGTGCTTGTATCTCAGCACCGCGCCGGTCAATTTCTTCCCTCATGGCTTTGGCTTCGTATGTGGAGTTGGTGAACAACGCCTCTAGCCGCTCAATCTCAGCCGCTTGGGCTTCGATGCGGTCGGCGGCAGCTTGGCGCTGGCGTTCCAGTTCCTCGGCGTCGATGCACCAATGCTTTTCTTGGACGCGGTAATAGCTGTCCTCGTCGCGCAGTTGCTCAATCAGCTTGTCAGTCATGGCATTGCGTCCTCAATCAATTCACGCTCAACCAAGCGCAGAACACCAAGCACACCCATAGTGGGAACGCGCCCTTCAAACTCCATGATCGTGTCCCAGACCGCTTCGTATAGATCACCCAACTCGCGGTATGGTGCGCCGCCAAACTTGCCTGTTTTAACTTCGCTCATTGCTCTGCCTTTCCTGCTAGGGCTGCGCGGTCTGCGTGCCACTGCTTTTCTACGCCTTTAAGCCGCGCCTTGGCGATGTTGGCTTCCTTCACCACTGACGCGTGGTCGCGGCGCAGCTTCTCGATCTCTGCGCAGGCAGCGGCCATTGCGGCGTCAATCGCACCCTCCCATTGGATGGGGTGCTTGTGCTGCAATTCCAGCCAGTGGTCGCCTGTTACTTTGATTAACTCACGCAGCCGCTCAATCTCTGCCGCTTGGTCAGAGATGAGCGTCTGCTTCAGATAAAGGCTTCGACGATACGCTTCAATCTCTGCCGCTTGGGCTTCGATGCGGGCGGCTGCTTGGCCTGCAAACGGGCTGCGGATAGAGCGCAACCATTTCACCAAATCGTCGCTCATTTCCCAAACCCCTCTTCCCAAAGTTCGATGGCGCGGAGGCAGGCTTCCTCTATGGTAAAGTCTTCATCGCTAGTCTGCCACAACCTATCGGCCTCCTGCGCGCACAGCAGCTTGCGATCAACCGGCTTCTGTTCGTGCTTGGCGATCATGTCGCACAGGGCGCGGTAGGGCAGGTCGTTGCCGTAAAAACGCTGCAAGGTGTCGAGGGTGTATGTGTCGGCCCACCCGCACCGCTTCGCGGCTTCGATCAGCACCCAGTCTTCTGGCGTGTCAGTCATTTCCCAAACCCCTCTTCCCAAAGTTCGATGGCGCGGACGGCGACATCAATCGGCGGCAGCAATAGGCTATCGTCCCACTCGCTTGCGGCCTGCTGCGCGCAAATGGTCTTTCGGTCCACTGGTGGCTGTTCGTGCTTCAAGATCATGTCGCAGAGTGGGCGAAATGATTTGCTAAATGTGCCGCTGCAAAGGGACCGCAAATATTCAATCGTCAAATTATCCGCATACTCGCACCGCTTCGCGGCTTCGATCAGCACCCAGTCTGGTGTGTCGGTCATGCTACTTCCTTTCCATTTTGATAACGATACTCAGCTATGAGTTCATCGACAAACCTGGTGTCAACCAAGCGCCACTGGCGAGTGTCAAACTTACTCAAAGCCGTAACTGCATGGTGCGCGTGGATTGCGTATTGAAACCGTGCGACCTCATCGTCTTCGCAGTAGATGATGACTCTGTGTTGCATTGTGGTCATGGCCCGTATCCCCTTTTATGCGTCTAAATATTTATCCAGTTCCTTGGCTGGATGCTTTAACTTGCGAAGGGCCTTGGCCTCAATCTGGCGTACCCTCTCTTGTTGAACTCCGCCGATCTTTGAACCAACTTCTTTCAGCGTCTCACCATCAAAAAACCGTTTACGGATTACAAACTCTTCACGCGGAGTAAGAGTGGACAATGCCTTTTTGACGTAATCAGAACGCTCACTATCAAAAGCAAGCCGGTAAGGATTCACATCAGAAGAAAGTTGCTGGATCTGCTCTTCACTTGCATCAAATTGATAACTGTTTTTTTTCAGGGCCATGCCCTGTTGCGTTTCCGTCCAAAGCTCCTCTGGCTCAACCCTAAGAGCGGATGACAATGCAAATGCAGCATCTGTCCAATCACCTGTGATCTTGCTTTTAGGCGCTCTCAACAGCCTAATAAGGCTGCTAACGGTCATCTGCTGGAGGCCGGATATCATAGCAAGTTCAGTCTGGCTTTTGATCCCAAGCTTCTTCATCTGACGCAGAATCAAAGCGTTACGAACGCTCACCTTTACGGCATATTCATTGGTTGTGTTTTGCATCTGCCTTCCCTTCAGCGAATGATTTTCACGTTAGCGACATACTCGACCAGAGCGTCCTTATCGGCTCGACTCATAGGTCCAAACGACTTCTTGGTCATAGTCACCATATAGAGATGATTTCGATCCTGACTGGTGACATCCATGCGGTGCTTGAGTTGCTCGATGTCAACTTTTGAACTGAGATTAAGCGTAGGAGCCGGTTTCTCAGGGCGGATCATATAACCCTGCATCACTTAAAAACCTTCCGGCTGCGCTTGGATTCCTCGCGCATCAGATCCAACTGACAGCGATCACGCAAAGCCTCACGGCGAAAGCCGAAGATGCGCTTTTCATTGGCGTACTGCTGGCACACCATGTCGAGTTGGGATTCTACTTGTTTGAACTCGGTCTTCATCCGATCATGAAGGAGAAAAAGCTGCGTGGCCTTTTTGATGAGTTCGATTTCGCGTTGTGCGTCCATTGGATTTTCCCTTTCCAGTTGGTGACAGCGGGGAAACTATCACAGTCCCCCCGCGTGTCAATATATTTTTATCATCCCCAGGGTGGTGTTGATCCTGCTGCTGCTGGAGCAGCCGGTGCAGCGTTGAGAATGGGATTAGCAGCAGCCATTGGGGCCACAGATCCACCGATTGCCTTGAATGCGCGAACACGGTTGCTGTTGCCGTATTGTTCACTCTTTTCGATGTCGATCTTGACCGTGAGCTTACCACCGACGAACTGATCGGTGTTACTCACGCTCTGGAGATTAAGAGCGCGCATGATGTCCTTGAGTTGCCCCTGACCGATCTGCTGCGCCTTTTCACTGGCGTTCTTCACGTTGACGATTGCGAAGATGATCCGACCAGCGTTTGACGGTCCGAGGATGTCCAAACGGAAGTTGAAATACATCCCGTTCTTATCGCGAGTTTCCTTGGCTTCGACCTTTTTGATCTCGACCTGGTACTCACCGGCAGGAACCGGCTCAAATCCGCTTTCGTTATCAGGAAGCTCATTGAGGTTAAAATTGAACGTACCGAACATAGAATTATTCCTTTGTGATAGTGACTGAAGGACGTGCTTCAGACGTGGTTACAGCATTCGACAGAGCGAGAATGATCGAGCGATCAGCGGACTTCCAATCCCGCATATTGATCTCCGGTTTCCATCGAAAGATTTGTTGGAGGATATCGTTTCCGATCCCGTTAGCGGCAGCGACTTCGATGAGCTTTTTTCCATCGACCTTGCGGTTGACCTTGAACTCAACGGCGATGTTGTAACCAGAGGATTCGATCCTCTTCGTTCCTTCGCTTTTGTCGTTGATGCGGAGAGCCGTTATAAGTTGATCTTCAACCTCCCTGCGACGGGCGGTCACGGCTCTTTCGTGCATCTTAGCGTCAAGCCATTCTTGGCAGAGTTTATCAATCATGCAGTTAAGCCGATCTTCCTGATGATCTCACCAAGATCCGGCTTCTCCCACGGGTCTAACCGTCCAGAACGATCCTTGGCCTGCCAGAGACCGTCAGACTGCGTCATAAGAGCGCGAACCATCTGGCCGTCTGGATTCTGCTCCAAGCGCAGCGCCAGCACGATGTCAAAGAAGTATGGAAGCGACTGAGCCAGCTTGTTACCAGGCATAGCCGGAGCATAAAGCATCCGTCCTTGTTCATCAGTGGACTTTTCACATTTGGCTGTGAAGTACACGTGCTTTTCAGGAAGGTCGCGGAATGACCGGATGATATCACTCATCTGCTCCTGCATTGCGCCATAGGCCGCTCGGGGATCTTTGGTAGCTTTTTTCTCGGCGTTCAGAACGACCTCGGCAATTTCACTGATGCTGTCGAGAGCGACGGACTTAAACCGCTTGGCTTCGTCAGACTTAATAAGCCATTGATAGGCCTCCATCAAGGTTGCCATATCTTTGATCTCGATAAACGGAATATCACTTCCGCTGATGGACATCAGTCCACCCTCGGCAGAGAGGATCACCGGATCTGGTAATGTAGGTATCAACGAAGTTTTTCCGGAGCCAGCAGCGCCGAAGACCAGAAACTTCACGCAATTGGCCGAAGCGCCAAGCGTGGAACGTAGATTAATCGCCAATGGATTATCCTTTCATATCGAGCCGTTCGCGAGATTGCAGGGTCGCTCGATGAAAATATAATGGCTTGCCAAATCGGATGCGTCAAGCGTATTCCGCACATCCCAATTTTAGAAAGAGGACCGATAATGACACAGCAAGAACGAGTACGCGCCGCGATGGAGATCATGAACGTGCGGGAAATCAGCCGCAGGAGCGACATTTCCTATGGTCGGATGCACCGGTTTGTGCGCGGCAAAGCAGAGCTTACAGCGGATGAGATCTACAAGGTCCGTTCCGTCGTTGACTCGGCAAAGTTCTGATCAATGGTGGACATCACCAAGATCCTAGGCGCTCCGCTGACACTGCGGACTAATGAAAACTCTCTATCACCGGAGGTGCAGTTAAGAGACGAAATCAATAAGTGCGGGCTAACGGCTCCGAAGGACATTGTGTTCGACGGGAAGATCCACCGGTTCTCCGGTGATCCGAAGCACAGGGATGACTCCGCATGGTACGTGGCCTTTGATGGAGAAATCCCTGCGGCTGCATTCGGCTGCTGGCGGGCTGATCTTTCAGCCACATGGAGGGCTGACATCGGACGCGAACTCACCACACTGGAGATCATGCACCATAATGAGCGCATGGAATCGATCAAGAAACTGCGCGAAGAAGAACTGGCCCAGCGCAGGGAGGAGGCCGCATCCAAGGCGCGGAACATCTGGAGCCTAGCTACAGACGCACCGGATGATCATCCATATCTGGTGAAAAAGCAGATCAAGGCCAACGGGATGAAGCTCACTCCCGACAACCATCTGGTCATGCCGGTATATAGCAATAATGCGATATCGTCCCTGCAATACATCTCCGTCGATGGCGAGAAAAAGTTCCTTCCTGGTGGAGCTATCTCCGGTGGGTATTGGATCATCGGCGCTCCGACTCCGCGTAACGTGCTGTTTCTCTGCGAAGGCGTGGCGACAGGATGCTCTATCCATGAAGCCACCGGAGAAATGGCGGTGGTGGCCTATAGTGCTGGAAACCTGATCCATGTCGCACGGTTGCTGCGGGACACGATCAATCCACTGACCAAGATTGTGATAGTCGGTGACAACGATGAGAGCGGAGTCGGACAGCAGAAAGCGACTGAGGCTGCAAGGGACATTAATTCAGAGGTTATTATTGTCCCCTTTGGTGACGCAAACGACTTTGCCACTAAAGGCGGCGATTTAAAGGCATTACTGCTTCCTGAGAAACCAAGGCTCAAAATGGAGTACGATTGGTTCGACGACCTAATCGGCAATCCAATTCCGATCCGCTGGCTGATCAAAGGGGTGATCCCGCGTGAGTCCCTTGGGATGATCCACGGTCCTTCTGGCGGTGGGAAGTCGTTTATCGCGCTCGACATGATGCTTAAAATCGCAACCGGCGCTTCTGACTGGTGCGGACACAAGATCAAGCCAGGTCCGATCTTCTACGCAGCCGGTGAGGGACACGCAGGTATGCGTCAGCGTCTCCGCGCATGGAACATGGTCCACGGAGGCGACGGAGCAAAGTTTGTTCTCTCGCGCACTGGGGTCAACCTTAATACCGCTGAAGGCTTGCGTGATATGTGCGAGGCCCTCGACAGCCTTCCTGAGCCTCCGTCGTGCATTGGGATCGACACACTCCACCGGTTCCTCTTAGGTGACGAAAATAGCTCACAAGACGCAAAGACCATGATCGACGCCTGTGTGTTCCTGATGAAGCGTTACAACTGCACAGTGGTCCTGGTCCATCACACCGGTAACTCAGAAGAGGCCCAGCATCGTGCGCGTGGTTCCTCTGCATGGCGCGGTGCCTTGGACTTTGAGATGTCCGTCAAACCAGGCAAGGACGGGATCATCCAAGTCATCCAGCGCAAGCAAAAGGATGCGGAACTCTGCAAGGATCTGTCGTTCAAACTGGAGTCCTTCGAAATCGGCTGGTACGACGAAGACGGTGATCCGGTGAGATCGGCTGTTATCCGTGAGGTGGAATTAACGGAATCAGAGCTGGCGGATCTGAATGAACCGAAGCCGTTGAAGAACGCCAAGGAGGATTTCAAGTGCCTTATAAACACCTATGGTCGCCTCGAGCGCGGTGATCCATACGTCTCCAATATCGACTGGGCGAGCTACGCCAAGGAGAATTATGGCCCAACACCAGGTACGCAGCGGACCAAGATGTCCGTCAAAAAGAAGATGCTGCGCGAGGCTGGATACATCCGTGAACACGCTGAAGGATGGATTTTGAGTGACCAAACAGAGGCAAGTATGATGCGTTTGATCATGGGATCTACACCAAAATAGCTGTATCAAACTCACGGTTTTCTGCGATTCAGGTGTTAATGGTAGCACCGCAATGGCTCGAATTATAATCCCATAAAAAGGGTCATTGTTAATGGTTGTTAATGGTTGTTAAAAACACAAATCGTTAACACGAAAACGGCAGAAAACCGTGGTTTATGAGCAGGTGTTAATGATTGTTAATGTTAAAAGGGGGCAAGGCGATGTGTGTTAGTTAATGTTAATGTGTGTCTATAGACACATTAACATCATTAACACCGAGCGGATCGGAACCTTAACACGGAGGCGTTTTGGGACCACAGATCGAGATCGAGGTTCATTGCCACAAAAGTGGTAAGAGACTATATGGGGCCAATGGTGATCCTCAATCTCGACTATCCTGTATCGGCCAATCGGTATTGGAGATCGTTCAACGGACGCATGGTGCGATCTGGAGAAGCGAACGACTACCAGCGTCATGTGCGCCTGGTGGCTCAGGCTAACGGAGCGACTCTTATTGATGGTCCTGTGAAGGTCTGGGTGACATTGATGCCGAAGCTTAACGCAGACGGATCTACCAGCAAGGTCTGCATCGATCTCGACAACTGCCTGAAGGTGGCGCTCGACGCACTGCAGGGGATTGTCTTTGGGAACGACAACCAGATTAAAAGGATTGTTGCAACCTATGGAGACGCTGTTACACACGGTGGAATGCGCGTAGCTATCGCGTCAATAAGGGACTGACACATGAAGATTTCAATCATTGCACTTCTGGCTTTTGCAGCATCTGGATGCGCCTCTATGCAAGCGGTCACTCAGGAAGAGAGAATTCAAATCCGCCAGAACATGGCCCGCTTGCAGGTGCAGACCGTTCAGAACAAGATAATTGGATACAGCGATGATAAGCGTAACAAATAACATCAGAGCGATCATCAAGCGCACTAACCGGATTGAACGATCCATCGACAGAACGACCAATAAGTCGTTTGCGAATTTGGCGTTCGATCTACGCAAAGAACAGCAGGGTGTTATGCGTAGGTCGTTCCATTCTGTTGTTCCGTATACGCTCAATGCGATCCGAGCCAGAACACCGAGATCAGCAGGTAGTGTTCAAGCAGCAGGTGTGTACTTCATTGAACAGGGTGCAAAGGGACGCCAGGCGCATAAGTACCTGACACCAAACATCAAAGGTGGAGAGCGCAGGTTCAAGCCGCACGAAATTGCATTGTTTAAAAGCGGTCTTATTCCGGCCGGTGCGTATACCCAGAAGGGTGAGAACACGACTCTCAAAAACGGTGGTCAGTATCAGAGGATGCTTTCGCAGCTTCAGGCACAGCGCAAGGGATCAATGAACGAGACGGAGAAATCCAAGAAGCGCAAAAGGCGCACATCTGATTTCTTCATACTGTATCGTGGATCTGAGCCAATGGCGATTGCAAGAAGGACTGCTGGCACGATCACGGTTGAGCTAGCTATTACGCAGACCAAGCCTAATTACAAACCAAGATATGACTTCTACGGAACGTCAAAGGCTTACGTGCTTGCCAAGTTTCCGCGATTCTTTCACGCTCAGATGAAGCGCGAAATGGGAATGGTATAACGGTGGTCACTGATGAGCGATAAGGTGCATCAAGATATCAGCCATCATGATGAGTGCCTGAGATTGATCAACGATCTGCATGACCTGCTTCGCTTGGCGGAGTCATCTCAGTTTGATTTTAACACCGGAAGCACTGAGATCCGCGATGCGTTCGAATGGAAGTTCTGGGCGGATCAGTGCGCTGACGTATTGCAGATCAGGATGTGATTGAAAAAAAATTTCATTGAGTGTGATTTTTCTCTTTACGACATGATGTCGTGTTGATAGAAGGCGTTATCAACAACGAAGGGACACACTGACATGACCAAGATCACGCTCAAGCAAGAAGACAGCCTCCGCGCTCTCCGCGTCAATGGCCGTCTCGTTTCTTTTGAGGGTCTCATCACCGACATCCGCAACACAAGCGCAGGTCGCTGGGAAGGTGAGACTAATTCCGGTGACACCTTCACGATTATCGGTGGACGCGCTTCTGGCGGTGCCAGCAACGAGTGGTTCGTCCACTACCCGCTGGCTTACGGCGATGCTTACCTTCCGGTTAAAAGCGCCATGCAGGCAATCAATTACATTGAGAACGTTTAACGAGCAGGGGCTTCGGCCCCCACCACACCAAGAAAAAGGGAAAACCACAATGCTTTTTGATCTCTCACCCTACCTATCGCTTAACGCATTTATTTCGCTCTGGATCTGCGTCACAATGGCAAGCCTCTGGTTCTTCACGCAGGAGGACGGAGAATGACACCGGAAGAAATCAAGCAAAGCCGGAAGCTGCTAAAGCTCACTCAGTCAGACATGGCTGATCGGATCGGTATCACACCTCGACACTATCAGCGCATCGAATCCGGTGAGGTTCCACTCACTGGTGCAATGCGAAAGATCGTTCCTCTTGAACTCAAGAGATGTGCAAGGAAGCAGATCACCTCTGCTCAGTTTAAAAGCATCAAGGATCAACTCACGCTTGGTGAGATTGCCAACATCATCAGGGCAATGGGTGGGCAGATAAAGATCCAACATCCATCTGGATTGGTAGAGCCGCAGTGGGCTAAGGCTGACTACATCTCATCAACCAGCAAAGAGATTCTGATCCAGTCAAAGGTGAATGATAAGAGGTTCACCCCTTATGCCGATCATGACCTGATGAAGCGTCTGGCTGTGTGTTTGTATGACATGACTGAGCTTGTTCAACGGTGCAAGTTCGATGAGAAAGGTGAAGCGGCATTCAACCAGGCAATCAAGGATGCTGTGGATGTGCTGAGTGATGCGGCATACCCAGTCATTTAAACGCTTTCTGAG